GTAATACGTAAACACTGATACAAGTTCTGATAAGCCATCTGCATTACACCAGTAACCAATACCATCTTGAATAATTTGTGTAAAGTCGTTAGCAACAATAGATTTGTTACCACCGTTGTGTAAATCCCCATCAACCTTCATACCAACACACTGCTTACCAAACGTTGAAACGTTTTGTACATATGTCGATTTAGTTGTAATCCATACAGTCTCGTCATCTGGTCCTGTACCTGGATCAAGTGCTACGAATGCGTTTCCTGGAGATACACGTTTAAATAAAAATTCATCTGGATCTGTAAGTTCACCTTCGAGACCTGATAGTGTCATATTTCTAAGACCACAGCCGTTTCTTACACGGAACATATCTTCATCTTTTGTTTCTGGTGTCGGTGATATATGAGTTGAACGTAATTCATCGCCAACAATAGCAACATTTGCCGGAACACTGATTGGACAAATTTCTTCATAACGTCCTGTAGCAACTATAATTGTTGCAGGTGTTCTTAATCCTTGATCTTCAAAAATATAATTACACGCAAATTTAACTGACTTAAATGGATTTGTTTTTGTCAATCCTGTACCAGCACCTGATATATCTTGGCCGTCTGGTGAAACATAAAATACATTTTTTGATTCTTCTAATGACTCCCAAGTAGTGTCTTTACTTGGTAGAACTTTGATTGCATCACCTGGATTACCAATATTTAAATTTGCTTCTTCAGAAGTGTATGTTCTTACATCACCTCTGTATTGAAGAACGTTAGAATTTCCGCCTTCAATTACTGTTTGCCAGAAATTTTCTTGTGTGTATTCTATATCAAGATCTGGTCTTGATGCTGATTGCGATGCAGTGTGTCTTTTAATACAACGATATAGTGTTCCGTTATATGTAACAATATCACCTAAGAAATAATTATTTGCTACTGGAGCCGCATTAACTAAAAAAGTTTCTTGCCAGTTTCCTCTAAATCTATCTCCGTCAATTAGTGTCTGCCAATAGTTGTTTGAATAAATTGTAGTTAATGTACCATTATACATTCCAGAGTGATTATAACAAACTAGATAGTTTTCTTTATATGCATCTCTTGGTACAATGTATTGAACATATCTCTCAGTTGCCGCCGCAAACCCTGAATCATATGCTGTCGCATCTGCAACTTGAATACCGTCTAACCAGTAAGTTACACCATTATCTAAGAAGTTATATTGGCCTCCATCCCAGAAACCATCAACTGATGTGCTTAGGTACAACGGGTGTGTTAAGTTTGAACTATCGCTTTGATCAAATTTGTATGTGTTTCCTTCTACTAAAGTAAGATTACCTTGTTCTACACCGTCAACATAATATTTGTTTCCACTTCCTGGATCACCTACTGTAATAGCAACATTGACTGTTGTTAATTCATCATCAGGTTCACTACCTTGGCTATCTCTTAATGCAACATATAGCCAGCCACCAAATCTTACAACATCGCCGGTTCTATAGTTGGTATTAATATCCCAATAAGAAGCAATTTCCTGATCGTCTGGATTTTGATTATACTGACCACCCATTCTATAACCTTGAGTAGTAAGTTCCCAATCTCCAGTATCTTGTGTAATACCATTAACACTTGGAACACTGTTAGTATTAATAGTTAATGAAGTATAACTATATCCGCCGTACTTAACAATATCTCCTGGCTGATAAACTTCTTGTTCATTCCATTGTAACTCATATTCATATCCTGGTAACCAGATATCAAAGAAACTTTCAGCAAATGTTATAGAAGAATTGTGTCCTGTGTTACAACGCCAAATACTTGGACCAAATCGAACAATATCGCCTACCTTATATCTCTCATGTTTAATAAGAATTTGATTACCAGTACCACCTTCTACATTAATAGGATTTCTGTCTGCAAGAGCATCATTTTTTCTAAAGTGTAGAGTTATATTATTGCCATCGACTAATCTTACGTAGTAAAATGTATTGTCAGTTAATCCTGATGCTACAGTACCTTCGCTTGAATATTCAACCATATCACCGGTTTGGAAAATATGACTTTGAACTGTTACAATACCACCTGTAAGACTATCAATACTTAATTCAGAACTTGGAATCCAATGTCCTTTGTACTCAATACCACTAATTAAAATTTCCCATTCAGATGAATCTTCTTCGAGTCCTAGTCCGTCATTGTTTGAACTAAGATGTCCAGTTAAGCAACGATAAACAATACCACCGTAACGAACAATATCATCTTTTCTATATCGTGTTCTCGGTGTCCAAATATCTTTCCAGTCGTCTGATCTAGTTACTGTTTGCCATTTAGGTTGGTCAAGTTCTAATCCTGAAATTGTTGTAGATGATGTATGCTCTAATGTACAACGATAAACAATACCGTTATATTTTACAACATCTCCAATTCTGTAAATTACTTGAGGTTGCCATTCGTAACGCCAGTTATGTCCTGAAACTTGTAATCTCCAGTTACCAAAATCATTAGCGCCTATTACTGCTGGTTCTTGTACATTAATATAAGAACCTTTGTCTAAACTGTTTACAGTTCTATCAAAGTAATATAACTTGTCTGGAGCATTTTGTGGAACTGTCCAACGAATTTCTCTTGAACTTGCTTCTGCAAAATTTGCAACATAAGTAGAGTCGGTAACTTCAGTTCCGTCTAAATAAAATGTAAATCCATCTGTGTAATAATCAACTAGTGGAGTATCTTGGTTTGCACCATCTTCATATTTACTAAATGCAAGCGGGTGTTCTTGACCACCGAACGTGACATTTGTTGTGTCTGTTTGTGAAAACGTATATGTACTACCTTTTTGGAAAGTAATAACGTTTCTTTCAAAGTTGTTTAAGTAAATTGAGCCCGTTGAACTTTTTGCGTATCCTGTTGTTGTATATCTTCCTGTGTCGTAACCAACTGTAACATTAATAGTTGTAATAGTATCAGGTGCTTCGTACTCAGTTGAATCGTGTCCTACAATACAAGAATATAATTCGCCGCCGTACTTAACAATGTCATTAACTTTGTAATACCTATTAGGAACCCAATCCTGAACCCACTGATAACCATCTGTCATCTGTGTCCATTTGGGAATTTCTTGATTTAAGTAATCAATATAAAAATCTGGATCCGATGTATGTCCATTTAAACATACAAATGTTTTACCACCGTAACTTACAATATCGTCTTTAATATATTGTTTACTAGTCTGCCACGGTCCGGTCCATCTAAATCGGATTCTATCAATTTTAAATTCAGCCATTTGCTTTCTTTCCTAATATTACTTGTATTTAACCATTATGGAGATACCCCATCTGGAAAATCGTATTCTTGGTTAATTCTAACAACTAAGTTTCCTTCGTCATCCACATAATATACTAAATTTCTATCATCCCACCTAAACTGTTCATAGCGCAGGTTGTCATATGATGTATTATGCTCTTCGTCTCGTCCTTCAAAAAATTCAATTCCTCTTTGAAAATCTGGATAATTTTCTGTTGGATCGCCTGGTTTATTTAATTGTACGCCGTCACTGCTTTTCATTTGGTCTGATTTTACCAAGTATAGATCGCCATCTTGTGTTCTACGTAAACCGTAAAAGTATCTACTTCCTTTTACTGTTTTTAATAGTGTTCCTACTTCTGTACCTTGATAAAAACTTGACATAATCTATTCCTTAACTTACAATATTAATTGTATTCCCCATGTTACTATGCGCTGAACATTGGTAATACAATGTTGCTGGAGCATTCATTGGTACTGTGAATGTAATAACTCCAGTTGATGCATTATTATTTGCAACTCCTGAACTATATGCTACACCGCCATCTGCTACTCTAATTTCAAATGGATGACTACCACCACTGTTGTTTACAAAGTAATATGTCATTCCACGCATTAAGTATAGTGCTGGATCATTAGTTGTTGTTGGAAATCCTGGTCCAGTAAATGTATAATCTGAAGTTCCATTAGCACCAATTGTCCAAGTAATGCTTGCTCCGTTTTGTGGAGCCCAACTTGTTCCATTATATGCAACTGCCGCGCCAATAACTGCGTTTGCTGTACTAACGTCTGACAATTCATTAAGTGCTTGTGCGCCCAACGCTCCATTAAAATTAATTGTAAGAGTGCCGTCAGTAATTTCAGTTGCAATATCAGTTCCACCAGCGATTGTTAATGTATCTGTTAATGTACTAGCAGATGTTGAACCTGTATCAGCCGCAATAGTTTCCCATAAGTTTTGATCTGTTGACTGATCAACAACAAATTCTAATCCATCTCCTGCAGAATTAACTTTAACGAATCTGTTTGCCGCGCCAGTAAATGCACTAGGAGTATCTGTTAAATTTGTAAAGGCACCGCCAAATAATGTTGGAGTGTTTGTAAAGTTCGTATAATCTAAAAAGTATGCACTATCAAATCCGTCAAGTGTGTCAGCGTCAAGACCTGAACCGCCTGATGCAATGTCAGCGCCAGGAGCCCACTGAGCACCATCCCATTTAAGTACATCACCTGTTCCAGGAGCAGAACTTGATACGTTACTTAATGCTCCAACTGGAATTGTTGCAACTTCAGCCGATGTAATTGCACTACTAAATTCTAAACCGTCGCCTGCACTGTTTACTCTAAGTAATCTTCCGTTTGAGCCAGTGTATGCACCGGGCGTATCTGTTAATGCTGTAAATGCACTAGAACCACCTTCAGTTGCTACATTGCCAGGAGCCCATTCATTATTAGAAGCGTTCCAAACTAATGCTTGGCCATCACTTGGTGTTGCTGAAGCAATGTCTGATAATTGGTCTAGTGTTGAAGATTGGTCAAGTACTTTTCTCCAAGAATTGTCATGAGCATAATAAACACAAGCATCAGCAGTGACCTTCGCTAACATTCCGTCATATGTAGTAGGATTAGGAAGATCGGAATATTCATCAAACAAGAATGTAATCTTATTACTACCATCTGATGTTGGAGGAAAAGAGTTTAAAACATTATTGACAACTACCGTTAATTGGTCACCATCGCCTAATGCTGTGTATAACTCTGTAAAGTTATTATTAATTTTTGTAGCGCCGGCTCTAAGATTGTCACCTTGTCCATCATTTGGAAGAACCCCTACGTTAACTACTTGTTTTGTCATATCTTGCTCCTACCGCTCCTATGTTTGATCATATGTAATATTGTTATTGTCCATTGTAAGGTTAGTATTATCCCATTCTTTATCACTATCTGTAATAGTAATTGCATCACCGGCATACTGTATTGCACCTTCATTTGGACCTTGGTTAATTCTTACAACTAGTTCACCTTCGTCATTTACATAATAAAATAAATTAGCATCGTCCCAACGGAACTGTTCGTAATTTAAATTCTTATATGTTAAGTTATGTGCAGAATCTCTACCTTCAAAAAATTCTCCGCCTTCGTCAAAGTCTGTATAGTTGTCTACTGGATCACCTTCTTTATTAATTTGAATAGTATCATTCAAACTTAATTGATCTAGTTTTCCTAAAAATAATTCACCGGCATCGGTTCTACGTAACCCATAAAAATATCTCTCTCCAAGATTATCTTCAATAGTTTCTGTAATACTCTGACCTGTGTACCATTGTGACATATTACACTATCTCCACAAAACTCATTACGCAGTCTAAACTGTCGTTAATATCTGATTCAACATATAATATGTTTGTTGAACCTAAAATAATTTTTTCACCACCATTTAAAACTTTTAATGTTGAATTAGGTGGAACTAATACATCTTTCAAGTAATAACCTACTACAGATGTATCGTCAGCAATTAATACACTAGCACTTACAACAGATGATGTTAAGTTTGCCAAACTTAATCCAATAACAGTTGCTCTTGCACTTGGTGGTGCTTCGTAAACTGGTACTCTTACTGTTCCTATACTTTTTTCTACTTTATTTTTAAAAAACGTTGCCATTTTATTATCCTATCGTAACTGCCATTTTAATTGCAATTTCTTCTGCATCTTGTGCTGATACAGCACCCGAACTACCTGCTACTGATACCCAAATTCCAGTAGGATCATAAATCTCAACCCTGTCGTCATCAGTATTAAATCTCATCATTCCTGTTTCTGGTGTTGGATGTCTGTTTGACAAATCACCTACTGGAATAACAAATCCGCCTGTACCTTCAATTTTAAAGTAACCTTGTCCGGTTTGGGCAAGTGTAGTAATTGCGCCGGGTACAGTATTAGTTATCGAATTTTGATTGAAACCAAAATTCTCTACAACAACTCGTCCTGTTCCGTTGGCTCTTAAATTAAGATCTGAGTTAGTTGTAACTGCTCTTACAGTATTTCCTTCAATTTCAATGTCGTCAACTGCTAGTTTAGCAACATTAAATCTAGTAGTATTTACATCTGCTACTAATTGTCCACCAGCATAAAAATATAAAGTATCATCATCTGCGCCTGGAGTTGCTTCTGCTAAAATGTAAGTATCTTGGTCCACATCTCTTACACCATTTAGTGTAATCCATTGTCCATCATATCCTTCAAACACATCGGTATCAGTGTTATAACGTAACATACCAACTGTTGCACTACCTGGACGTTCTGCTGTTGTTCCTCTTGGAATTGTTAAACTACCAGTTGAGTTAATATCAACTCTTTCACTGCCTGGTTCTAAAATAATATCAGTATTTGCTGAAATAATATTTGTTTTAAATGCTAAGTCGTCAATTGTAATGCTACCAGTACCGCTTGCACGTAATTCTAAATCTTGGTTTGTATTTGTTGTTTGAATAACATTAGTATTAATATTAATGTCATCAATTTGTGCTTCGCCAGCATATAAATCTTTCCAACTGTTTGTAATAGTACCTAATGTAAATGCGCCATCTTGACTTGGAACTAAGTTGCTTGAAATTCCTGCAACAATTTCAATACTATCAGTTGATTCGTCACCAAGTGTAATGTTTCCGCCAATAGTAACATCACCAGTTACATCAAGATTACCTGTAATATTAACATTGTCAGCAAAGTTAATAATACCATTAGATGAATCTAAGTTTAAATCTCCACTTAAACTTTCAACAGTGTTGCCACTTAATCTAATATCACCAGTTTGTACGTTATCTCCATTGATAATTGTTGTTGACGACCCTGTACTAAATCTTACACTTTGTAAAGTGTCAATGTTAAAGTTTGCATTAGTAAAGTTTACAGTACCATCTGCTTGATTAACATGGAAAATATTTCCTACTCTAAAATCACCTTTGTGATCTACTGAACTATAATAAACTTGAGCACTATTTAATTCTGTAACTTCTTGACTTTGTATTACTGTTGTCGGATCGTTATCTACTTCTTTGCCGTTACCAATGTAAGCAAGGTTTTGTGAGATAAGATACATAACAACACCATTACCGTCGCCATATATTCCGTAATTACCATATACACACGCACTACCAATTGAACGAATTTCACAACCAAAGTCTGAAAAGTCTGCAAGTTCAATTGCTGTAGCATATGCACCACTACTAAATGATATTTCTTGTATTACCTGTGTCTCATCTTCAAATGTATTTGAACTGTCTGCACCGTTAAATCTTAAAAGTAAAACAGTATTAATATCGTTTGCGACTTCACCTAATGGTAAAACATAACTTCCTAATGTGTATCTAGCAGTAGAAGAAATTCTAACATCATCTATATAACCGCTAAACTCTTCTGCTGAACTATCATATCTTGCACCAATAACAATTGGCTTAGTACTTCCTAAATCTGAACCGAATGCATTATCACTGTCAACTCTAGTTCCGTTAACATAAAGATTGATTGTCGTTGCTGAACGTGTTACACTAATATGGTGCCATGTTTCGACTGCTAATGACCCGCTGTCTGATAATATTTCTGCGCCATTATAATAAACTTTAGTAACTCCGTTATCGGTATACAAATATAAGCCTGTATCTGTTCCTGTACCTGCTCTAAAGTCAACTAATCCTCGTATTCCTGTAAATCCGCCTATGTTAGCATAGAACCAACCTTCGATAGTAAATTGTCCAGTACCAAAGCCGAAATCTGTATCACTAGCAGTAGAAGCACTGTCGCCAGTACCGTCTAGCATTAAACTTCCGGTTCCAAATTTCTTAATCGTTGTATCGAGTTGAGCGTCACCGTTGGCTAAAATTGTTTTTCCTGTACGCTGATACTTTGTTTCTATGCCTGAAACATTTCCATTTAGATAGATGTAATTTCCGTCAACTTCATTTACAGTTGCACTTACAGTTGCTCCATTAGAATCAACATATTGAAATGTATTTCCAACAGCAGGAGTACCGACTAGTCCGCTTAACTTAGTTTTTGTACTACCTGTACCTTTTAATCCGTTAGCACCGTTTTCACCTACGATTGCTTTATCAGCAAAGTAAACAAAACTGTTTAGCCATTCAATTCTTGCACCGTTGGTTGCTTGTAATCCAATACCACCTGGTGTAATAAATGTTACACTGTGGAACAACATACTTGCTTCACGTGAATTAGCAGTTGCTTTTTCACCGTCAATTAATGCTCCTCGTCCAGCATCACCTTGATCAAACCCTCTTGGATCGCTTGCAGATGTTACACTGCCTTTTGTAATTACTGAAACATTTTTAATATAAGGTGATCTTGTTGTTACTTCAAAATTATTTGCAAAACTAAATGCCCAGCCTGTATTGTTTATATTATCGTAATAAAAATCAGCAACAGTCAAGTTCATTACACTTGTTTCACCTTGTAACACAAACGCATTGTTGTTGTTTGTTCCTGCTGTTGGAACAATCTTAACCGATCTAATGCCTTCACCAATAATAGTTACGCCTGCTGGAACATTCAGTGGAAATATTTCTTCGTATTCTCCTGGATAAATGTGAATTGAATCGCCTGCGGTTGTCTGTGTTAATGCATGGCTAAGTGTAGCATAAGGATCTTGTGGGTGTTCTCCTAATCCTGTATCATTACCATTTTTTGCAACATAAAAGATATTGCCTGGAACTGCTGTAAGATCTAAATCTCCAATAGCAAGTCCTACAGTTGAGATACTTGTTGCTGTTAAATCATTAAAGTAACCATGCGACCATCTTTTAGTTGGAGAACCAATAGTATATGTATCGGTTATATCTGGAATTAAATCTGAAGCAATGTCGGCGTTAATAGTAATAGTATCTGTGTCATCATCACCAATAGTGATATCGCCGTCTGCCGTAATATTTCCAGTTGCGTGTAAGTTACCAGTAATATTTGTATCACCGATAAAGTTAACTGTACCAGTACCGTTTGGTCTAAATTCTAAATTTTGATTCGTTGCTGTTGCACGAATAGTATTTCCATCAATTTCAATATCATCTACATTTAGTTTATCTTGATAGATAACACTGTTTGGTGTAGAAATATTAAAAATGGGTTGGCTTGTAGATATTGTATTAGTAGCACCTTCTATAGTAATATTACCAATTGGTAATGTAGTGTCTAAAATATCTAATGTTTGAATTCTTGCTGTTCCGTTTACATCGAGAGCAGTCGCAGGTGAGTTAGTTTTAACTCCGATTCGGCTATTATTAACATCTAAGTACAATAAATCCGTTTCAAAAGCGAGATCTACTCCTTGGCGAAGTAAGTTTGCCTTTAAAAGCGGACCAGATATACGACCAACTGCCACTTTATTCTCCTATAAACGGGGATCCTGTCCCTCCAACCTAACTTTCATCCTTTCGGCTCTTTGCTGGTTGACCACAGTAATTCCTGCTACGGATTGGTCTTCCTTTGTAGCATTACTAGTATTTATATGTTTTTGGATATTAAGCGAGGATAATGTTCCAAAGGAAGTTCACATCTTCGGCGTATTCTTCAGTAACAGATTCTCCGCCACCTGCCGCTAAAACCCACTGTGTTCCGTTCCACGATTCTAGGAAACCTTTACCTACATCAGTATTAAATCGTGTGTGACCTTGCTCTGGATTTGTAGGACGTTGTGCTGTTGTTCCGTACGGAACAACTAGTCCTTTAGGTTGATCAAATTTTAAATAAGAATAAATGTCTGCTAACTGAAATGTAAACGCAGTATCAAGTGTATTTGTAATTGAATTGTCTTTAAATACAAGATCTTCTTGTCCAATTGCACCTAAACCATTTGATACAAACTGAATATCTGCATCAGGAGTAGCACTTGTAATAGTATTCCCATCAATACTTAAAGAATTTTGTGAATCAAGACGATTTGTTTCTAGTATTTGTCCAGTAAGCGTTGTGTTTCTATCTCCGCCTGTTACAAAAACAAACTGATTGTTACTTAAATCAAAATATGTATTTCTGTTTGTATCGTACACACCTGGAAAACTTACATTACCGCCACTATATCCTTCAAAAATGTTTAATTGTGTATTATATCGTAAATCGCCTACAGCATCAATTCGTTGTCCGCTATTACCTACTGGTAAAACTAAAGACTCTGTAGCATCTAAAGTTAATGTTCTTGTTGGTTCAAAAGTAATATCACTTGTATCTGTTGATATTACATTGTTTTTACTTTTAAGATCGTCAAACTTTACAGATCCAGTTGAGTTAGCACGTAATTCTAAATTTTCGTTTGTATTATTAACCTGTATGTAATTTTCATTAAAAGTAAAACTATCAATGCTTAATTTACTTAGGTATGTATTTTTCCAACGTTTGTAACTAGCCCCTAAATTATATGTATTTGTTTGATCAGGATATATGTCTTGATCAAAGGGTGTATTAAAATCAATAGTATCTGTTGCTTCATTTCCTAGAGTGACTAAACTTCCACCTAATGTTAAGTTTCCATTTAGTGTTAATTCACCCATTCTTGTATTTGTAAGTAAGTTGTGTACATTACTTGGACTTGCAAAATTAATTGGTCCGGCAATAGATTTAATTGTATTTGGTGTAACTATTCTTAGTGCACCAGTTTCTAATGTGTCACCTGTTATAAAAGTTGTGTTATTATTTGTATCTGTTACAGATAAACTTGAATATCCTGTTGCATCAACTACTTCCGCATCAATACTTGTTGTGCCATTAACTAAATCTACGTAAAAATTGTCTCCAACTTTAAAATTACCTAATTGGTCCTGTGATTGAAAATAAACTTTACCGTTATTAATTTTTACAACTTCGTTTGTTTCAATTGTAATTGTATTATCGTTAGTTACATCTTTGCCTACACCAATATATGCAAAATTGTGCGAAATAAGATATGCTAAACACTCGTCTCCGTCTGCAACAATACCGTAGTTACCATAAACACTTGCTGAACCAATTGAACGTAACTCTGCTCCTTTAATAAGAACACTGTCTGAACGCCATCTTCCTGGACCGTTTACTAGATAATATGAACGATTAGCAAAGTAAGTAAATGAGTTTAACCATTCAACCCTAACACCGTTTGTTAAAGTTATTGCGTCCACACCTGGAGTTATAAATGTTGCACTATGAAATAATATACTTGCTTCATTAGTGTCATGATCACAAACACTTCCGTCAAATAATCCACCTTTGCCTGCATCGCCGCTATCAAATCCTCTAGGATCACTAGCACTTGTAGCACTTCCATGTGTAATTACAGTTACATTTCTAATGTAAGGAGAACGTGATGTTACTCTCATGTCGCCTGCAAATCGAAAAGCATAACCTTTATCGTTTACATTGTCATAATAAAAATCTTTTATAGTTATATTTTCAACTGTAGTTTCGCCGTTTAATAAAAAACAGTCTTCACTTTGATTATCTGTTGTTGGTCGAATAACTACGTTACGTATATCTTGTCCTTTTACTGTAACACCCGCAGGAATTTCTAATGGAAACTGTTCTTCATAATCACCTGAATAGATATAAACAGTGTCGCCTGGTGTTGATTGACGCAATGCTTCTTTTATAGATGCTAGAGGACCTTGAGGATTAGTTCCTCTTTTTAAATCATCACCATTAACTGCAACGAATCGAATTTGTCCAACGCTTTTAGTAACTTCAATACCGTCAATGGTTAAGTTTTCCGCATTGATTACATTATTAACAGTAATTTGATCTGAATTTATGTCGAATCGTTTTAGATTAGTACCTATGTCAAAGTTATTATCAATATCAGGAATTAAATTAGAATCAATGTCGCCTTCAAATGCTACATTGTCTTCTGGTCCGTCACCGCCAATAAGAATATTACCATCAAATGTAATATTACCAGTAGCATGAACACTGCCGTCAACATTAACTGTTTTACCAGCGGTAATAATTTCATTAGTTCCTACTCCGCTAGGAACAATATTAATGTCACCATTTGTAACCCAAGATCCGATATAATTATCGTTAATTTCAATAGTATCAGTTCTTATACCAGGAGTATCAACACTAGTACCTGCATGATTAATATTAATATTTCCCGATAACGTTTCAATACCGTTAGGGCCAAATGTTAAATTACCAATATTAAGACTATCAGTAATTTCTAAATCTCGAGGACTTACTAAATTGTCAGTACGTGCTCTTAGTGTACCGTCAATTGTTAAGTTACGAGAGCGTGTAGTAGTATTAATACCAATCTTGCCATCAGTATGCCCGATGTAAAGCAAGTCAGTTTCAACTGCTAAATCTGTTTCTCGTAGTAGGTTTCTGCTTAGTAGCGGTCCTGATATTTTACCTAGAGACATATGTACCCTCCATACAAGTATTTATTGGATTACTTGTCGAAGTTATGTATGACTGTTACTGATTTACCGCTTGGTACTGGTGAAAGGAACTTAATATACCATCCGTCAGCATATGGTGCATTAGGTCCTGTTAAGTTTCCGCTAACACTTTGTTCTAATGTATAGTTTGTTGTGGAAATTTGTAGAACGTTCTCTACAAGAACTAGCACACTCTGTGCTGTTTGTGGAACTGGATATGACGTATCGTTTGCGTTTAATGCTCCAAACACAGTTTCAACACCGTCGCCTGTTCCTAAATCTTGTTGATGAATTGGTGTAGGCTCTTTAAGTCTAATTTCTTTCCAAACACCGTTATCGTAAAATTCAACACTGTTGTTGTCAGTGTTAAATCTCATCATACCTAACTGAGGAGCATTTGGTCTTTGTGCGTCAGACCCGAAAGGAACTTGCATTGCACTGTTAGATCTCATTTCAAACACACCAGTACTATCGTTATAAAACATTCCAGCGCCTGTTTGGAAAGATCTTTTATTTGTAGTTTGAGATTTTAGAAATTTCATTACACTTCCAAATAACTTACTGTTGCAGATAAGTTATAGGGTGCAGTTCCTTCTAATATAATTCTATCACCTGCATCTAAAACCATCTTTTCTGTATCAAATGTAAAACTATCTGATCCAGCAACTGTTACTGCACTAGCAATTTTAGTTTGTGCGCCAACTGTGATTGATCCGTTAGCGGCGTTTGCTGGTACAAAGTATAAATCAAAATTTGCATCATTTGCGCCTGTGTTATCAGCCGCGGCCGAGTTGCATACAACCAATGATAAGATTGCGTATTGTTTATCGGCAGGAACAGTTAAGATTGCTTGCTGTGTACCGTCAATTAAAATGTTTGCTATTGCCATCGTAGTATTTATCCTTACAGTAGATACCCAAATAATAGGGCTCTTTTCCTACTAATTAATTCGTCATTTGTATTATTTGTATTTACAAAATATAGTCCAGTATTACCAGTTCCTTCTGATTTTGCATAAATCTTAACACCATCATTTGGTGACGCTGGATCAATAATTGGATCATCTGTACCAGGAGTTTCTGTAATTTGTAATACATCATTAATTTTAACTGTACCTGTGCCTGGTGCATCTAAAACAAGATCACCGTTACTTACAGTTCCTGAAATCTTTTGTCCTTCAATACGTACATCATTTAACTCAATTCTATCTGGATAGTAAGTAGCAATAACAGTACTGTCTATTATAAAGTCTGCTCTGCTTTCTAATGAACCATCTGTGGCATCAGTTACTTCAACTAGTGTGTTACCATCGTTAATTCTTCTAATTTGTAAATCGTCTAGTGTGTTAGTAACTAAGTCGTCGACATATCTTTTATTAGTAAGGTGTCCTTCGTCTGTTGTATTAAGAGCATACTGTCCTGAATCACCTACAACAAATACAGGATTATCCGAAGTGTCTATATAAAGACTACTTCCGCCTGTTTGTATGCTAGGTGCTCTTATTCCTAAATACTCGCCGTTTGTTTTTACAAATTTAAAAACACCAAATGTTTGAACAGCAGGAGCATTTGGATTAATGTATTCTAAATTTTCGTCAAAAAGTAATTGTGCGTCATCTTCAGAACCTCTATCAATTTGAATTCCCGAAGTTCCTTCACCAACTCCTGCGCCTACTTCACCTTTATTTAAAACAATAATATTGTCTTCAACTTCTAAATTAGTTGTATTTACAGTTGTAGTTTCGCCTTCAATAGTTAAGTTACCAGTAATTCGTACTTCACCCACGCCTGCGCCTGTGTCAAGTCGGATAGTTCCGTTACTTTGAACTTTTACTGTATAATCACCATTGGGTACACTTACAAATTTTGACATATTAAATCCTTAATAAAGTGGGGGATTGCTCCCCCACATAATTACCTGCCTTAGTCTGCTGGATCGTCTGACTCAAAGTCATCAGCATCTGGTGCGCCATCAACGTTGTCGATAACAGCATCATCACCTGCTTCTTCCATTTGAACA